GCGCCCATCAAATATTGAATACTCATCGGGTCTATAAGTAGGGTAACACCATGATTTTCTACCTCAGTATCTCCACTCTGAAGATCTTCATCAAAAGTAAATCCATATTGAAATCCTGAACACCCACCACCTGAGATGTACACTCGTAACATAAGTGCATCATTATCTTCTTCTTTTAAAAGTTCTTTAACTCTGACAGCCGCGGCTGTACTAAAATTCAAAGGAGTGTTAATAGATTCGTTCATCTTCGTCTGGAAATAACCAATTGTTATTAATATCTTTATTTATAGTAGTTTCAGTTTCAGGGTCACCACCATCATCTAAAAATCCAAAAGGTAAAACTTCTTCTTCCATTTGTCTTTCTCTATCTTTAATCAATTTTGCTCTCAAATCCATATCAGTTAATTCTTTAAAGAATGGTTGATTAGTAGACCATGCGAATAAAACAAGACACATTGCTAAATCATCATGGGCTCCTATTTCTGCCTCATATGAAGAATATCTCTGTATAAATGTTGACAATTCATTAACAATATGATAATCATTGATTATAATCTTATCATTTTCAACTATAGCTTTTAAGTTAGCACAGCCTATTCTCTTAACTTGTTTCGTTGTTCTAACACCCTTCTGAGTACCTGTCTTAGAAAAACCACCACCTAAAATTTGACCAGCACGTCCTTTCATTACTGTAAATATGATATTATCATATTCCAATTCTCCATGTAATATGTCAGCTATTTGTTGGCCATTATCATTAATTTCTACTAATACATATGCATCATTATATGACTTACATACGTTATGAACAATATTAGGATAAACTAATGATTCTATTAAATTATTACGATAAGTAGCAACAACTTCAAATGGTACTGTTGTTACATCTATTACTACAAAAGCAGAATAATCTATACCCGCTCCACGAGATGTATCGACAGTACAATAATATACATGGTCTGTTTCAGCCTCTTTATAAACACAGAGACTTTCATCATATCCTTGAAGAATAGGAGTATGCCATGCCATACTAGATAATTTACTATGAGCAATCAATGTATTTGTAGAACCTAAGAACTCGGCCTCAAATTCTTGTCTCCATTGGTCTTCACTCGTATTAGAAATTGTTTTCTCTTTCCATTCAAGGTCTCTACCAGGAACATCGTCCCAGTTTACAGCAAAATTCTTATATTCATTTCTTCCTTCTACTGAATTAGTCCATATCTTATAAAACAAATCAAATCCACAAGGAGTTGATGTAATAACAACTTTTGTATTAGTACCAGAAATAATAGTAGGATATACTGATGTGAAGAAATCTTCTTGTAAATTTCTAGGTACGAATGCAAATTCATCAAGATATAAAAAGTTAATTGAATAACCACGAATAGCAGAAGAACCTGTTGATGATGATATTATCTGACTTCCATTCTCTAACTCCATTGAAGTTTTATTCCAAGACAATATGCCCTGTTGTAACCACTTAGGAAGATGTTCGTATGCTCTTTGTACACGAGCAAGAATTTCTCTCGCTGTTGATAATTTATTAGCAAGAATAGCTATTGTATAATCTGTATTGAATAATGCATACCATAAGATTGTGGCTGCGGCTGTTGTTGTCTTGCCAGCTTGTCTACAAGTTTTGATTACTGTAAAACGATTATCTGCTATTAGTTTAACTAAATCGTTCTGATAATCATACATTGTGAAAGGAATAAGACCTTCATCTAGACTAACAATCTTAACATACTTGTTAATGAAGTAGTTTATGTCGTTAGAACATTTGATATATTCTTTTAATCTTTCCTTATCCCATTCTAAAGATTGATACGCCTTCTTTAGATTTGGATTGGCGGCATATATGTCTGTCATAATCTAAGTAGAATTATTTTTCAATAAATTTTGTAAATCTTTAGTACTTCCTAAAAATAATGCGTTTGTTACATTTTTTGGTTGAACTTCAGCACTCTCTTTCTTTATAGCTTTTGCTTTTCTTTGTAATTCTAATAAATCTTTATTTGCATCTACGATTGTTTTCATTAAAGCTGATAATACTTCAAATGCTCTAGGTGATTCTGAAGTAGATGCAATAGAAGAAAGTTCCTCTATTACTTGTTGACCATTATCTATAATTCCTTTTAAATTATCTCTAGCATATTCAAAATCTTCATCAGTAATGTTATCTGAATTAATTAATTCTCTAGCTGGTAATACTTCACCATTAGTTAGAACTTCTTTCATTGATTTTGTATCAGGTGACAATTCTAGAATATCTTCCATAGTTTTCTCTAAATTTGTTTTAACATTTTTCATAATTAATTACTCCAATTCGTCTTCAAAGCCTAATACTAAGAATGGGTCATCTTCTATGTCAGTAGTAAATCCGTAATTACTGTTTGCACTAATTTCACTTAATGCAACAGATAATGATGCATTAGATGATGGTGAGAACAATGGTGCACCGTTTGCAAATCTAGTTGGTGTAACTGTAATTCTTTCACTCGTAGGCGTATCAGCATCAATATTAAGTTTAACTCTAGCAATAGAACGTTTAATAACACCAGAAGTAGATACTGGTCCGAATAATAATCCTTTAACAATAAAATTCATATTATATATCAATGCTCGTCTTGTATCAAAATCTCCTTCATACGAATCTTCGACCGAAATATCTTGTAATGTAACAGGTGTATCAACGACTATATCCATTTCTGGAATCAATCTTACATTAGTAGTAAATTCTGGCCTAAAATATGGTAATATCTGTTCTACTATCTGACAACCATCATCAGCATTTTTTACAAATATAGAAAGCAAAAAATTGATATCATAAGGAACAGGAACATATTGTGATTTTAATCTAGCTGTATCGCTATTCAATATGTTTACGTTCTTTATAGTAGAAGAAAGTTTTCTAGTAGGGGCATATTGATATGATGATATTTCAAAACCGATACGCGGTAAAGTTATTGCTGTTTTTGAATCTAGATTAGGGTCTTGTTAAAGTCTTGCAAGAAATTTTTCTTTAGGACCATATGCAATAGGCACAGCAATAGACTGTATTTTAACTCCTGAAGTATTAAGCCTTTGAATAATAATATCGTTAAACAAGTTACCGAAAGCCATTACATACTTTCTAAGAATGCCATGATAATATTGGGCGCCAAACATAATTAGTACCTATCCATTTCTGAGAAAGGATTTCCTTCACTAAAGTCAATTATTGCATCTGTGCTAAATATTGAATCAGTTGATTGTAAATATTCATTATTAGCAGTTGGTTGAGTACCTTCGATTCTATACTCTTGCATGATACTACCATCATCTTCAGTTTTGAGTACACCTTCTCCGTATGTACCATCATCATCAAGTGCATACTCAAATGCGAGAATATCTGTTGTTAATGCAGTCTCAATAGCATCAATAGCTGTATTACCAGTACTAATTTTTTCACTACTATATGTAAATAATTCACAACGTAAATCATAAGTTTGTAATCTTCCTGACTGATAGAATACAGACTCATGCTCTACAAATTTTATTTCATATAGTTTTTGAACTAGTGGAAAGAAAAGTAAGTCTCCCTCTTTAGGTCTATTAGATGTTATTGTATATCCTTCACCAGCACCATCTAACATTAAAGAATCACCTGCTTGTGAATCTGTTAGAAATTGTCTAGATGGAGCGGCCGTGTTAGCTGTTTCTGCTAGATAATTATAACCATCTTCAGTAGTAATTTTTTCTGTTAATGATTGGTCAAATCTTTTACGTGCCACTGTAAATGTTATAGTATCTCGTACTTCAAGATTAAACTTTGATAAGAACTCACCTTCTCCTTCAAAGCCTTCTATATTCTTTATATACATTTCTAATTCAGTTGCATCATCAAATGATGATAATGTATCTTCACCAAATAAAGAATCATCACGAACTAATGTACGTGGAATATAACGCATATCATGTCCATATTGTTTAATTGATTCTATTGTTAAATCTTCAATTAAATCCTGTTCACGAGCATACGTTAAATTTTTAAAATATGAATTAATTGCCACATTATTATCCTGTCAAGTCTGTAACTGGTAGACTATATGATGTAATCATTTCTTCTTCTAATTTATTTAATTCTTCATTAGCATCATCATAAATTTTAGTTCCATTAAACGTTACACCGCCTGGGAGTTGCATACCCTCGAATTTAGTAAGATTAGAACCCCATTGCTTTTTAATTAATGCAGTAGCATATCTACCTAACCAGCGGTCTCCCCAAACATCAGTATATGTATCTGGGTCAACAATTTGATGTGCATCTACAATGATATATTCATCAGCCGTTACATCTTCGTCCCAATCCATATCAATGTGTAATTGATTTCTATGACGATTATATCTTATTGGTTTTTTACCAACGAAAAGTTCTTCTAAAGTTTCTACGTGTCTCATTGCTGTAACATAAGGAACATATGATGATGCAGACAAATCAAATAAATCGTTTAAATGTATTTGATATCTGATATTGAATAAATTTGATGATTGTACAGCTTGGCCTAAATCTAAAACTCTGCTTACACCTATAACTTCATCGGCTAATGTAATATATCCATTTGTTATATCACTAGACGTAATTTGATGTTTAAGTAGAACCCTTTCAGTTCCATCATAATGATAATCTTGATAATACTTTAACGCCTCGTCTATACGGTCTTCGCATTGTTCTTCATCTATATTGATGTCAATGACAGGTTTTCCTAGTCTTTTTAAACAGTATTCTTTGAATGCACTTCTTGTTGATGGAACAGCCATGGTAGTCTCCAGTATAATATATCTCTATTTATAAATTTGGAACTACTTGTTGCCTATGAATTTTGTAATAGAATAACGTTTTCCAGTTCCTTGAACTAAATTCACAGAATGAATAAAAATTGACGGAAACACTACAACTCTATTCTCTTTAAATGGTATACGTATGTCAAAATCATGTAAAAACAAATCTCCGCCTTGTACATCTCCCTCTTTAAACCAAAATAAAGCAGTTATAGTACTAGTATCAGAGTGTGGTTTATAAAATCCATCAGGTTTATATTGACTTAATAATGTATTATCAGTATCGCTCATTCTCAGATAACGATTCATTATATCCATACTTTCATATTTACTTGTAACATCTTCATTAAAAAGTTCAGAAGTATATTTTAATATAGCAGAAAAATTTCTATCTGCATATACTGAATCAAGCCATAATCCCATATTATTCTTTCTAGGCTTATCGTTATTTTCTATTGCAGAGCCTGTAAAATTAGGATTCAATAATTTCTCATCACATTCTAAATATGCAATCTCTCTTTTGATGCTGAGTAATTGTTTTTCATCAAAAAAATCCTCAATCACTAAAACGTGTTTATTCTCAATATCTATAAATTTCATATCAAATCAGCTTTATCAAAATACTCCACTATTTCATCTATATTATCGAAAGTTCTCATTTTATCTTCAGTTACCCATAATCTAAAATGTTCTTCTAAATCTATAATAATATCTAAACGTGTAGTCGAATCTACACCTAATTTCTCTAAAGAATTTAATTTTCTAATCTGCTCGTCATCAACATTAATACCAGCATGACATAAATCTTTTGTTATTATTTCATAAACCTTTTCTTCAACGTTAATCATTGACTCATATCCTCAACATATTCTACTAATTTTCCAAAATTTTGAAGTTCATCAAACTCATCATCTTCTATTTCTAATCCAAATTCATGTTCTATTGCTAACACAATCTCAACAGAATCTAAAGAATCTGCTCCCAAATCTTCTAATGTATGTTCGTTTGTAATGGTTGATACATCTACGCCTTTAATATTCTTTCCTATTAATTCCTTAATTGTTTCCCTTACAGACATATTATCTCCTAAATAGTCTTATGAATAATGATGCAATATCAAATTCATACCATTTCTTTGCTGTATTCCAATCAGCAGGTCTAGCATGATGATTGTTATGCAATCCTTCACCCATTGTCAATAACTGCCAAAAATGACTATTGTATGATGTATCTTTTATTCTATAATTTTTATATCCAAAGAATGATAATTTAGGAAGATGTGCTAAAACACTTACCCAACCTATTCCTATAAAAACAGGTATCATTGCTACACAATAAAAATAGCCAATATATAATGGATTGATAATACCCAATACTATTATATATGCTAAAATAATATTAAAATAATTGCGATGGAACCATGCGTAATCTTTATCTTTAACTAAATCTTTAACAATCATTGCACCTTGATAGTCATCATGTGTAGGAAAATAATAAAATAAACACTTTATTGTATACCATAATGAACCATGCGGATATGTTGGGTCTTTTTTAGTATCTGTATATTTGTGATGATTTCTATGAGTAGTAGGCCATGCTATTACACTTCCCAACGTGCAGATTGTAGAAAGAAAACATAGAAAATATTTTACAAATTTATTTCTCGGTGTAAAAGACCTATGTGTTATCATTCTATGCATGCTCACACATAAACCTAATCCATGAATTAACCAACCTGTAAATAATGCACAGAAAAATAATTGTAGATTCCAATAAAACGTAAGAGTAAATATGGAACCTATCCAAGCAAATGCTTGTAATATTTTTACTTTTTGATTATGTGTTAAATCCTTCATGATAACCTGGCTCTTTCTCATTCAATCTTTTATGTACATCTCTAAATTCATTCCTAAGTTCTTCGCCGAATCTTCTTGGTGGGTGTTTTAATGCTTTATGTGTTGTTAAGTTTTTTCCTATTCGCTTAATAACCCAAGATGATATGTCCCATTCATCTTTATGTAAAGCTGTGTTCCAAAGCCATGGACATTTGTGATGTGTATTATGATATCCTTCACCCATTAATAATATATTCCAAAAATTACTGTTATAACTATAATCGTCTGTGTTATATGTTCTCCAACCAATACGGCCTAAGAACGTATTATGTGCTATTACTGTTGCCCAACTAATACCGAACAATGTATATAAAACTGGAATAGAATAAAAATATCCAACATATACTGGATTCAATAAAGCAAGTATAGCAATATAAGAAAAAATAATCTTATAATAATGTCTATGAAAGAATTGATGGTCTTTATCAGACATTAAATCTTTTACTATCATTGGATTAATATGCCAGGTGGGAAAATAATAAAACCACATTTTCACTTTATGCCATAATGAACCGTGAGGTCTATGTGGGTCACCTTTATAGTCTGAGTTTTGATGATGCTCTCTATGACCAGCGGCCCAACAAATAGTACTTCCTAAAGAACTAATAGTACCACACCATAATATAAACCATTTTATTAATTTGTTTTTAGGTTCAAAAGTTTTATGAGCAGACAGTTTATGTAAACAAATACTTCCACCAAATCCAAATAATAACCAACCTAAACATAATGAAATAAGAAATAGTGTTAAATCAAATGCAAGACCCAATGTAGCAATCGCTGAAATATACACGAATGCTTGGACTGCTTTTACAGCAGTATCGTTTGATACTATTCTCTTGCTCATTCATTATACAGCATTAACAGCACTTATCGTACCAGCTGAATCAACACTTTCTTTTTTAGTTTTATACGCGGCATGTTGAGTAGCGATATGGTCTGATAATGTTTTTGCCATTCCAATAACTGCATCTTCGTCCATTGTTTTAGTTGAATTATCTGCACATAACCAATCAACGCTAAAAGCATCACCCGCATCTTTTGCGACCTGTGCTGACCATGCAGTCGAATTAATTCTTTGTTGACTAACTAAATCAGAATCTATTGTTTTAGCTAGATATGCAAAACCACCTTCTTCAGCGGCTTGTCTTTCAGCATTAAGTTTAATCTTCTTATGTGCTTTTGCATAATCAAGAGTCCAATCTCTATAAACAAAATGCATCTGAGTTTTCTTGACAAACTTATTCAAAGCACTAGAGGCCTCTAAATGTTCACTAATCATTTCTTTAGTTAGTTTATGAGGATATGTTGCATCTTGGTCTGCAACAGTATTATAATAAGATGTCATTGGTAATCCTAAAGATTCACATAAATCTTGTGCAGTATCTATTGATGCAAAAGGAACAGTTGATAGTGCTACTGTATTTCCTTGTCCTGTAATCTTATATGAATTAACTGCAACGACTTCTAAATCACTTGCACGTTTTAATGGAACTAATTCAATACCAGGCCATTCTTTTGCCATTACTTTATCTACTGAAGACTTATTCGCAACAGGATATGTATCTAATACATCTTGAACATCTTTCCATATTTCTTCAGCACATAACTCATATCCAGTTTGTTTATCTATTGTATGGTCAATTCTTGCACTGGTATTTGCTTGATAAGAATCTTGTAATTCTACAAGTTTATATGTATCTCCAACAGGAACAGTCATATACGTATTACTAACGTTTATCGTCATGCCAGGTAATATTTTATTATCAACAACAAGTACAGTATCGCTTATATGTTTTGTATATCCTTCAACATCTACTGCATCATCATCATAGTCAACGTCTTGAGATAATGTAGTATCAGGGTCAGCCAATGCTTTTAGGTCGTCATTGACTGATGTTAATGAACTATTTGCACTTGCTGTTGCTCTTGTTTTTAAATCATCTAACTGGTCATGTGGATATTTTCCTGCTACAAAAGTTGTTAATGCTGTTGCATCATAGTAAGCACCATTAGCGTGTAAAGGTATTGCATGAGTCATTGACACATCTTCATTTGGATTATACTTACTTTTTTCAACAGTTTTCATAATGACGTTTCCATCATTATCATAATTTCCAGTTTTAACTTGCTCTGACCACGTAAACTGAGAAAGTGTATTTGCTCCAGATTCTATTGGTCCATTTTTATTAATATATGTAACTTCGACTTGACCTAAATCAAGATTTACACTATTAATTTTAAATTTGTTAGTTTTAGTAGTTGTTGCCATAATTGTTTTCCTAATTGACCTGTGGTCCTGTTATTGTTCCTGTTGTTTGTATACTTACATTACTAACTCCATCAATGGCTGCTCCTGCGGCACCACCACTTGCCTGACCTCTGTTTCCACCAGAACTTGCTCGTGTTCCACCAGCGCCACCTGAATCACCACCAGCGGAACCTGGAGAATCTGGTGCAGGTCCACCTGGTGCGGGTGCTAGAGAACTTCCGCCTCCGCCTCCTCCGCCACCACCGTATTGGTACCAAGTTGTATTTTGACGGCCTTGTCCTTTTTGTCCAATAGGAGAACCTTGTCTACCAGAATTAGTAGGGCCACCTGAACCACCGCCACCGCCACCAGCGATAGTTCCATTATTAACTAAATTCGTTTGATATCTTGCATACATTCCTGTGCCACCCGCGGCACCTGCATTACCAGGATAACTACCACCAGCACCACCCATTCCTACAATCGTTCCTTGATTAGTCAATGTTACTTGACTATCAGCAGTAAGAGCAGACGGTACACTAAATGCGGCCGTTCCTGTTTGGTCAGAGTAAACAACCACACCTGGTGCTACTGTTATGTTAGCAATGACTGGTAACGTATCGTCCCAACCACCTTGCTGTGCGACTGTTGCTATATCATATTTTGCAGTATTAGAAGAAAGCGTTACATTTAATGAAAAAGCGGCCTCATAAATCATAGTCCAAACACCGTTATCATCACCGACTTTTACATATACATTATTAGCACTAGTCCAAACACCGTTATCATCACCTGACTTCACATGGATAGTATTTGCCTCTGTCCATACTCCATTAGTATCACCAGTTTTATTGTATATTTCGCCCATATATTATTTAAACCTCGGCCCGTTCAACCATGCTATTACTGCGTGTCGTGTACCTTTCGTAATAGGTTCACAACCGTGCATTCTATCTGAAGGAAATACTATAATATCTCCTTGTTCTTGTGGTGGATAAACTTTTTCAAGATTATTATAGATATAAAATTTACCACCCTCAAACTCGTTACTCTTATTTATAATAGTTAAAGCACTTAGCTTTCTTATATAATCAAAATCTGGGTCGACTCGAAATTCTTGGTCCGAATGTTGGTCATATTTTCCACTTGCACTATATTGAAGATATTCAGATTGATTGCACATTCCATCTATATCAAATTTCCAAATTCGTCTATTAGCGTGTACGGCCGCGGATACTAGATGTGCAGTTATTCCTGACCACGTTGATAAATCAGCTTTCATTACATTTCTTATTGTGGGGTCAACATAACTATCTTCTTCATTATCTATTCTATCTCCACCAATTAAAGCAGGATATAATTCTAACGATTCATATTTCTTTTTATAATACTCACATATCTCATTATCAATACCTTCTTTTCCTTGATAATTCCATGTACTTGGACCTCTTAATACATACTCTGCATTTTTTTCATCAAATCCTTGAGCAATTAATTTCTTTTTCTTTGCATCTTCAATATTTTTAGGATTTAAAAATTGATAATTTCCTGTACCAACTTTCTGATAATCTTCTCCATCAAGACTGATTGAATTAGATAATCTATTGTCTTCATCAAGAATCCTCATTCTTTCTGTAACAGCAGTATTCGCATTCTCACCTTTAGCATCTACAAAATGTAAAAATAATTGTGTCTGCCAATCTTTCTCTAACTTCTCATTTCTCCAATGTTCTACTTCTTGACCTTTATATATTACTGCATCACCCGCATTCATCTCTACCTTATATTCTTTATCATCTTTAGCTTTAAAAAATATTGGCCATGATTTATCTTCTTCTGAACTATCAAGTGTAAGTGATACTGAATATTCACATTCTGGTCTATCTGTATGACGATAAACATCAGCACCTTTTTTATATATTCTACCATACAAATAAGTAGGTATTAATTCTTTTCCTACATGTAGTGATACTTCTTTTGCCATCATTTCATGAAAGACTTTAAGTATTTTATCTTTTACTACTGCATGATTATTCTGATAAAAAGAATCCGCAGTAGGAGATATTGGGTCATCATTCCAAGTCTGACCGTCATCTCTTAATTTAAACATTCTTTCTGTGAACTTGCGTGAATCCCGCTTAGATATGAAATTATCCAGATTGAGTAATCCGTAATCATTGAATACCATAATATATTACTCCTTATGTCTTATACCAAATGTCTCCATCTTTACCACCTGATGGTGCTCCCGCGGAGACTGTTTTATTTCCTTCTGAGTTTGTTCCTATATGTGTGTTTACAGTACGTGTTGGTGCGATAGCTGTGAATCCACCGTTCGCTGTTAAATTAAAAAATACAGCGGTATTAGAATTAATAGTATTAGCAGTAAATACAGATTGATGCGAGGTTTTTTTATGAGCAGTCGCATTATGCTTAGCCGTATGAATAGCTGTATCTTTTAGATGTACAGATGTAACTGAATCTGTTCCTAAAGCTGTATTACCTAAAACTGTTAATGCCATTTTTAATTCCTCTTTGTATTACTATTTATAATAATTTATTTATAGTATTACTATCTATTTATAATGAAATTTTAGATAGCGTTTAAGATGCCCTTACATATTTAAAAGGTCGGCCTGCAAATGCCATAAAAATATAGTTGCCACTGCCTGTGTTAAATGCCGCTGAGTCTGTTCTTAATTTGAAGCCACTGGAAACAAAATCCATTCTATCCGCCTCATATTCAGCATCAGTAGTATTTAATAATAAATCTTCGTCCATTGGGTTTCTTT